ATCAATGTTATTCTTAAAGAATCCGCCTAGTTTGTGTAGCCAAGTATAAACTTCAGTACTACATAAGAATACTGTTGCTTTATCTTGATTGTATCTTGGGTCTAAGTAATTAGACATATCTCCTAAGAAAGAATCAATGTTTTTACCTGATGTCCAAGAAAACTGGTTACCATATTTCAATACATAGTCAACAGCACCTTGTGTGTGCGTGATGCCTGAACTTGCATCTTCCATTTGGGTACTAAATAATCCAGCTTGTTCAATGTCCCACTTGTGTTCAATAAGTTTGTCTTTCCAAACTCTTGCCCACTCATTTGGTTCATATTTAAGAGCTGTTGCTCTAGCTGTATTAGTCATACCAAACTCGCTTCTAAAGATTTGAGTTTGTCCATAACCAGTTGAATATGGATTATCTTTCCAATTTTTATTGATTAATCCACTTCCTTCTGCATGTGAGTTACCTACTACATAACTACGTCTAGCTTCTAAACGACCTGTAGCGTCATCTCCAATTCCTTTAGTTGCAACATCTTTCAATGGAGCATTACTATGATATGAAGAATATTCAAAGTTTCCAGATGCTGGAACTCTCATTACAGTACATGTTAACTGTTTTACTTCAGCATTTGCTGGTAAACCAGTGATTGTTTTAGTAGTAGCGCCATCTAAGATAGAATCCACACGAACTAATAAATAGTCAGTTGAAGGATTAGCTTGATTTGCACCACCATTAGCTTGTGAAGTAGTTGGAATCTTAATGATTTGTCCAGGTAAGAAGAACTCAGGTCTTGTACCTTCTCCACCTACCTCGATTGCATTTGATGTGTTTCCAAATACGTTTTGTATATTACCAGCTGATTTATAATCAGTTGCCATATATACTTTCATTGATTGTCCTATTGCTGAAACTGCTGCTGCTGAAACACCTGCTTGTTTAGGTGTAGCATCATCAAACTCATCAGTAGTATTTTCAACGTGTCCCACTACATAAGCGTAGCGTTTCATCCATGATTGTCTTTTTTCAGTAAATTTGAATTGAGGGTCATCTGTAGGTTTTTTCGCTAACATTGAAACAAGTCTGAAAAATGGAGTTTGCGCAATTGCTAACTCCGAAAATCTTTCAGAAAAATCATATCGTCTACGTAAATCCCCAGTTGATAGCCCACTCGCAGCAATAGCTGCTGAGTTTTCACTCAAACCTTCACTTTGTTCAACAAACAATGGATTGCTTATTGGGTAATTTGGGTCTGCCATTTTTAAACCCCTCCTAGGGTTTTATTTTTGGGTTAAGTTACATTATATTATCTAACCCAGTCCCTTGAGAAAGTAGCTTATCAAAAACGGCATCATCTACTGATTTCTCTTCCCTTTGTACATTCCCAGTTGCTGCAACGCTTGTTGGCATTTGTCTAACATTTTTCATTTGATTTATTACTTCATTTCTAGTGTTATTAGCTACCTGTTGGTCTCTATTATCTCTATTTTTCAAATAATAAACATCTTCTAATGTAAGTCTATGGGATTTTGCATAATCCATTAAATCATCATAGTCTTCTTCAGAAACACCATGCTTAGATTTAAAAGCATTTTCCTCAGAAGCTTTACGTGATTTCTCAGATTGTTGTCTAGCATAATCACCTAGCCTTCTTTGCACCACTCCATCTACTGTTGCATTAAACAACTTTGCAGATGAAGAGCCAGGGTCTGACAAAGCTTCATCGTAATCAAAAATAAAATCTTCGTCTAAGCCAAGCTGCTCTTTTACACTCTTAGGAGCTGAGCCGCCACCCTCAAAATAACCTCTTATATGAGAGATTAAATTAGGGTCTTCTTTCATTGCATTTAGTAAAGGCATATAAGGTTCTAAATCTCGCAATTGAGTGTTAAGTCGTTTTGCTTCTCGAGATGAATCCGAATATCTCTTTTCTAAATTAGCTACATCCTCATTAGGATTAGCTTTTTGCTCTACCTCAGGGTTCCCTTGTGGGGAAGTTGTCTGTTGTGTCTGAGCTGTTTCAATTGGCTGTTCTAGCGTTTCACCCATAACTTGTTTATCAAGCTGAGAAAAAAATTCTTCAGCCACAGCATTATCTTCTGGGGCTACTTGTTGTTCTGCTCTATCGGCATCATCAACTAATAGGTTGTCCTTATTATCGTTCATACTGTACTCCTTCTAATTTACTGTATGTTTTTTTATTTATCAACACTAATCTTTTTCTTTTCTAGTGCTAATTCTTTTTTTGCTAAATCTACCGTATCTTTCATACGACCTTGCAAAAGCTTTTGTTCTTGTTGGCTCTTTACAATTTCTTTATCTACAAGCTTAGAGCCTTCATTAATCTTATCTTTAATCCCAGATTGAACCACTTGTCTTTCTAATGTTTGGATAGTTCCTTCTTGATTTTTAATAGTTTCTTCCATTTGAGCCATTTGTGATTGCATTTGAGAATACATACTTTTACGTTGTAATAACGCTTTTTTATTTCTTATATCCGTTTGTTCTATCATAGCTATATCGTCTATTAATCCAGCTTGATACCATCTAAAATATTCTTCTAGCAACGCCCATCTATTTACAGGTTGTGTTGAACCTGCTACAATTCTTACGTCAAATTGAGACGATTCATAGTCATTCCATCTTTTTACTACTTCTCCAAAATCATTATATATTGGAATATTTATACTAACTTCTTGAACTTCGCCTTGACCAGCACCAGCTTCTGGTTGAACAACACGAAATACTTTTTGTGAAGAATAAGTAAATTGAGCTATTTCTTTAAAAATCTTACCCATATGTTCTAATGCTGGTTCTACAATATTATTAATCCATTGTCTAATTCTTCTTGTTCCATATTCATCCATTGCTAACATACCACGATATGTTTCATGACTTTGGTCTCCAGTCCCTTGCATACTAGCTGCAATACCACTAATATATTCTATATCTTCTCTTCCTTGTCTAGTTATAGTATAAAAAGCATTATTAATAGGCAATGGTTGAACTGGGTCTGGTTTATCAAATCCTTGTCTATATTTTAACATAGCTCCAGGAGAACTTGAATATTTTTCCCATTCTTCTTCATCTACACTTCCTTCGGTATATAACCATCTAAGATTAGATGCTAAGTTTGCATTGTGTAACATAATTTGATGAGCTTTATTTAGTTCTCTTTGTTTTCCAATCATAGGAATAACCGCACTAACAGGATAAGGAGTATTAGTATGTGTATAACAAATTGGAATAATTGGATAATGTTCTATAGGCATTAAAGTTTCATATAAAAATATATCTCCAACTGAAGCACATACTTTTACATGTGTTTTGAAAAAATCTATAACTTCTACTACATTTTTTGCAAATGATTCTTGTTTAAAAAGGTCTTCAAATACTTTTTTTTCAAAAGTTGATTGAACTGTTCTTGTTTGAGCTTGAACTAATTCGGCTTCCATTATAGCTTGATATTCTTGTAATTTTGCTTCAGCTTCTTTTTGAGCTTTTATCATTTCAATTTGCATTCTTTCAGGAAGCATTTCTCCTTCTTGAACTTGTAACGATAATTCTTTTTCAGTTTCCTTTAAAGACACTTGAATGTCTTGTGCCATTAACTCTGCTTGAGCTTTTGCTTCTTCTTTAATTTGTAATAATTCTTTTTCAGTCGGAGGTTGTCTTAACCAAACATTTACGAATGGAACTTTTTCTTTAGTATATACTTCATAGAAATCAAGAATTTCATCTTGTTCTCCTTCTAAGGTGTATGCTTCAAACTCTACATCACCAGATTGTATAACTTCAGATTCATGAATATCTCTTTGTGTGTATTGTTTACTTGTAGGTTGCCCACTAGCTCTTATTATTTTTTGTTTAAATTGAGGAAATAGTTTAACAAGAGCTGTTTTTGCTAAATTCTTTTGAACAATAATATAACTAGCATCTCTAAATAAAAAATCTCTACTTTGAGGGTCTACATATAAATCATAAGGGTCAACTGAACCAAATCTAACTTCTCCCATTCCTTTATCTGCATCAGGGTCTATATCTACTCTAAATAATCCCATTCCTTTAACAAGGGAATCTTGAATAACTTGTCCAAATAAACTTTTCCCATCTGATAAATGCCAACAATATTCGGAAATCATACTATGAACATGTGCTATATCAGTATCACTACCTTCTGTTCCAATTGCTTGCCATTTAGGATTGTTAGCAGTTACAAAAAATTTCATAATATCAATAGCTGGAGTAATGCGATTAATAATAAAATCAGGCATACCACCTTCTCTTAAATCTTCTAATTCTTTAGCTGATAATTGTTCATTTAAAAAGAAATCAACTCCTTTTTGAGAATCGGTAAACCATTTTTTTCTAAAATAATTATTTGATTTATCAAACAATTGTTTATTTATATCAGCTTTATTTTTTCTTCCTCTTTTTGCCATATTAATCCCTTATTTCAAAATGTGGTAAGTCATCAAAATTGTTATCTTTTAATTCTGTATCTCTATCCCAATCTCCACCCCAACGAACAGTAAGTCCCATTGTAGCTGCAATACCCATTACAAATCCAGCAAAATACGTAAATCGTTCTCTATCTTTCCAATCTATTGGATAAGGAGCAACGTCTACAGCTAATGATGGATATTGATTGTGTTTACCTTTGGGATATTGTAACTTACTAAACCCTTCTTCAAATAGCTTGTTCTGTTCTTCTTCGCCACGATGACCTTGCAAAACAGTGCAATCAAAATCTTCTACTACTCTTTCAAATAATTCAATTAATCTTGGGTCGCAAGTATTCAATCTTTCTTGTGATTTTTTTCCAAACCTTGCCATATTATTTTACTTTACTCATAAAATTCATAATAATATCTTTTATATTATACTCTTTAGGAACTCTTTTTTCTCCAGTAACTCCCTGATACTCTTCATCTGTCAAAATATCTAAATTCTTAGGACCATCTTTTTTAAAGTAATAGTCGTCTCCATATTTTTCCCATAACTTATATTCATCTATTTTTGAATTACCTTCGTATTGAGTTAACATTAATTCAGCAGGTAAATTATTAGACAATCTATGAGAGTATACAGCTTTTACACTATCTGGCATACCAATTTTATTTAATTCTTTATAATTATCCCATCCTTTTTGGACTTCTTCGCTCCATCCTTTTGAACGCAAAACATTTGAAGAGACTAAATTTAAACTAACTAAATACTCTTTAAAACTTTCAGCGTCTTTTGCTGAAACTGGTTTATTATCCCAATTTGTTGTA